AAGCCTAAGAGGACTCCTAGCCACCCTACTAAGTCACACGTAGTAGTGGCCAAAGAGGGAGACAAGGTTAAAACCATACGTTTTGGACAGCAGGGAGTTAGTGGTGCGGGTAAAGCCCCTAAGACTGAGAAAGATAAAGCCAGACGCAAGTCATTTAAAGCTCGTCATGGTGCAAATATTGCAAAAGGTAAGATGTCAGCAGCGTACTGGGCAAACAAGGAGAAATGGTAGTGGCAGGTCTATATGACAATATCCATGCAAAGCGTAAGCGTATTGCAGCAGGTAGTAAAGAGAAGATGCGTAAAAAAGGTGCCAAAGGTGCACCGACCGCAAAAGCTTTTAAACAAGCAGCTAAATCAACCAAGAAGAGGAAAAAGTAATGGCTAAGGGAATGCCGCATTACTTTAGGGACGGAACAAAGCACACAGGAGGCACACATAAGATGCCTAATGGTGATGTACATTCAGGTGCGTCCCACGGTTCATCCTCTAAAAAACTGTTCCACTACGACGAACTTTCAAAAACAGCTAAGGAGAAAGCTATGATGTACGGAAGTAAACCAATGAAGCCTAAAACAAAAGCTAAATCTAAGGCTAAACCTAAAGCTAAACCTAGGAAAAAGCCTATGAAAAAAGGATACTAGATTTATACAAATGGCATACTCAGCGCAAGTAATGGACCATTATCAAAATCCTAGAAATGTAGGAAGTCTCGACAGTGTCAGTGACACTGTAGGTACTGGCATGGTAGGTGCGCCTGCCTGTGGTGATGTGATGCGCTTGCAGATAAGCGTGGATGAGGACGGGATTATTCAAGACGCTAAGTTTAAAACCTACGGCTGTGGTTCCGCCATTGCCTCAAGCTCATTGTTAACAGAATGGGTAAAAGGCAAGAAGCTTGAAGAAGCACGACAAATAACTAACACAGACATAGCCAATGAACTAGCACTGCCACCAGTAAAAATTCATTGTTCTGTACTGGCCGAAGACGCTATTAAAGCAGCTATTGAAGATTATAGGTATAAAAATGGGATACTATTGTGGGATTAATGACAAATATACTGGGTGGTTACAGTAGAAACCTCTGAAAAAGGGCTACTAAATAACACTTGACTTTTAACTAAAAACATGCTATACTATAACTGTAGTGTAAACAAAGGGAAACTATGAAGCCTGAGCTTGAAACTTACTTCGACAACTACAACGAACTCTTCAATTCTGAAGGTTTTAAACAACTCGTTCAAGAGCTTTCCTCCAATGCAGTATCTTTAGCTGACATACAGACAGTTAAGGACACTGAAGACTTCTACTTTAGAAAGGGCCAAGTTGCCGCTTTAGCTTCTGTGATTAATCTGGAGAATACTATATCAGTAGCCAGAGAACAAGCAGAAGAGGAAGAAGAAGTAGATGATTAAAGTATACGACTTTCGTTGTGACAACGGACACGTATATGAGAAATTTGTAGACTCTAGTACCTCAGTCAGTAGGTGCGAGTGTGGTGCTAGTGCTACAAAAATGCTGTCTGCCCCGGCTTTTATACTTGATGGACACACTGGGGACTTCCCCGGTAGACACATGAAGTGGGTAAAAGAACACGAACAAGCAGGTAGAAAACCCTAGTCTCCATAATGACAAAGTTCACGGAGTTTGATTATGTCTAAAGCGACAATGGTTGACATGCAACCTGAAGAGGAAATTGCAGAAGAAACCATAGAAAACGAAGTACAAGAGATTCAACACATAGAACAAGAAGAAGTAGTTGAGCAACCTCAATCAGAACCTACAGTACCGGAGAAGTACCAAGGTAAGTCTCTGGGAGAAGTGGTACAGATGCACCAAGAGGCTGAGAAGCTTTTAGGTCGTCAGTCCTCTGAAGTAGGAGAACTTCGTAAGGTAGTGGACGATTACATTTCAACGCAATCACCACCACCAGCACCTCAACAGTACGTTGAGCCTGAAGACGATATAGACTACTTTACAGACCCTCAAGCAGCCGTTAATCGTGCTATTGATAATCATCCTAAAATCAGAGAAGCTCAAGAGTACTCTGCTCAGTACAAAAAACAATCATCTCTGGCAACGCTTACTAATAAGCATCCAGACATGCAGGGCATCCTTAAGGACCCTAAGTTTGCTGAGTGGATACAAGCTTCAAAGGTTAGGACAAAGTTGTTTGTAGAAGCTGACCAACAATATGACGCGGAAGCTGCTGACGAACTGTTTTCACTCTGGAAGGAGCGTAAGACAGTAGCACAGCAGACAGTGCAAGTTGAGAAACAAGCACGTAAGCAGCAGATTAAGGCAGCCAATACAGGCAATGCACGAGGCAGTGCTGAAGGGAGTCGTAAGAAAGTGTATCGTAGGGCCGACATCATTAAACTAATGAAAACAGACCCTGAGCGTTACCAAGCTTTATCTGAGGAGATTTTAAGAGCTTATAGCGAGGGTCGAGTCAAATAATCTAAAGGAGATTAAGACTAATGGCTACTGCTACATATCCCGGTGCAGGGGGTAATACTGCAAAGACTGAAGCGGCTACGTTTATTCCAGAAATTTGGAGTGACGAGATTATCGCTGCTTACCAAAAGAACTTGAAGATGGCTCCACTTGTCAAAAAGCTCGCTATGAGTGGCAAGAAAGGTGACAAGCTTCATATCCCTAAGCCAGTACGTGGGGACGCAAATGCTAAGGCTGCTGATACTGCAGTTACTATCATTGCTAACACTGAAGGCGAACTGACTGTTGACATCGACAGACACTTTGAGTACTCAAGACTCATTGAAGACATCGTAGAAGTACAAGCTCTAAACAGCTTGCGACAGTTCTACACTGAAGACGCTGGCTACGCTCTGGCTACTAAAATCGACTCTGACCTCCACTCTTGTGGTACTGGTTTTGGCGACGGTGGTTCCATTGTGTTTGCTGCTGCTGTAGCTCCTACGGACTACCAGCACACTGGTTGCTTCATGAACACCAATAACACTACAACTCAGTACACTGACGACACTATTGACGGTGTTGCCGGAGACGAGTTTACTGACCGTTTTTTCCGTGATATGATTCAAAAGCTGGACGACAATAACGTACCAATGGAAAGCCGTGTACTTATTATCCCACCCGCTACTCGAAACGCCATCATGGGCATTGACCGTTACGTGTCTTCTGACTTCGTAGGCGGCCAAGCAGTTCAGTCTGGTCTTATTGGTAACTTGTACGGAGTAGACGTTTACGTTTCTGCTAACTGTGCAACTATCGAAACTGCAGCTCAGAACAGTGCAGCTTCTGTAGACACTCGTGCAGCACTTATGTTCCACAAGGACGCTATTGTTCTTGCAGAGCAGCAGTCAGTACGTTCACAAACCCAGTACAAGCAGGAATACTTGTCAACTCTGTACACGGCTGATTGCCTGTACGGTGTTCAGGTGTATCGTCCTGAAGCTGGTTTCGTTCTCGCAGTACCTTCTGCGTAGTAATGAACGCTATGGGGGTCTTTCGAGGCCCCCTATTTTTCTTATATTGTTTTCTTTAGCTGGAGCAGTCTATGGGTATCTTTAGAGGTACTGGAGGTACTGGTGACGCAACTACAGACGCTGTAGCGTCGCAAGTTGGCACTGATGCCTCGACTGCTTCAACTAAAGCAAATGAAGCTGCTAGTTCAGCCACAGATGCTGCTACTTCAGCTACTGCCGCAGCTACTGCAAAGACGGCTGCTGAGACAGCTCAGGCGGCAGCAGTAGTAGCTAAAACCGCTGCTGAAACTGCGGAGACCAATGCTGAAACAGCAGAAACTAATGCAGAAACTGCGGAGACCAATGCTGAAACTGCAGAAACCAATGCAGCCTCTAGTGCCACCAGTGCTACCAGTAGTGCCTCTACGGCAACAACTAAAGCGTCTGAAGCAGCCTCAAGTGCAACAGCGGCAGCGTCAAGTCAGTCCACAGCAACAACCAAAGCTAGTGAGGCATCGACATCAGCAACCAATGCTGCAACTTCTGCAACCAATGCTGGCAACTCTGCTACAGCGGCTGCGTCTTCTGCAAGCGGTGCTTCTACATCAGCCTCCGGTGCTTCAACCTCCGCAACCAATGCAGGCAACAGTGCAACAGCGGCAGCGTCAAGCGCCACATCCGCAGCAAGCAGTGCAGCGTCAGCAGCAGCAGCCCTAGACTCTTTTGACGACAGGTACTTAGGCAGTAAGACTTCTGACCCCACTGTGGACAACGACGGTAATGCCCTAGTTACTGGTGCTTTGTACTACAATTCAAACACAGACGTAATGAGGGTGTACGACGGCTCTGCTTGGGTTGACGCAAGTTCCGGGCTAACCTTTGCTGAACTACAGGGTAAGCCTACGACACTCAGTGGCTACGGCATTACTGACGCAGTAGCAGCATCTGCAATTTCAACCTTTGGTGGAACCTTAGTTGACGATGCAA